ATGGCAATCAGTGACACCAAATTAAGAAAGCTGCTAGGTAAAAATCAAATACCGTGCGTATTATCGCATAGAGATAGTTTAAGTGTAAGGGTATCAGCTAAGGGCACCATCACTTGGCAATACCGTTGTCGTGTTGATGCTAAGCAGGTAATTATTACACTAGGCCGCTATCCTGGGCTAAGCATAAAAGAAGCACAAGATTACATACCATTGTTTCAAAATTGGTTGAGTCAGGGTAAAGACCCACGCCTAGAACTTAAGTTTATGCGTAACAATGCCAAGGGCTTGCCCACAATGTCAGAAGTTGCTGCAAAGTGGTTAGATAAAAAAGTACCCGATCTAAAAGAAAAAACGCAAACTTTATACACAAACCAAGTCAGCAAATGGATTGTACCAATCCTTAATGATAAAAATATGCCGCTTGATTTAATGACCATCAAAGATTGGATAACCTACTTTGATGACGTAAAAAAATTAGGCAGTGCTAAAACAGCCGGCACTATATTAGTGCGTATTAAATCAATTATTGGTTGGGCTGAAAAACGCGGCGAAGTTAAGCCGTTTAACCCAGTACTAACACTCAACGTAAATGATATTGGTGAGCAAGCATCAGTTGGCCAACGAGTTATGCGCTTTGATGAAATTGCAAAGCTTTGGATACAAATAGAAAGCTCAAAAGCCACACCAGCAACTAAAGCATGCCTTCAGCTAATTTATATAACAGGGGCAAGGCAATCAGAAGTTCGTTTAGCCAAGTGGGAGCATTTTGACTTTGACAACAATATTTGGACAGTACCACCCGAAAATTCAAAAACAAATAAAGCAATCCGTCGCCCAATATCAACTAAGATGAAAAGTATATTAGATAAGCTTGCTATGGTATACGGCCGTCAAGGTTATTTAATACCTGGCGGTAATCCACACAAACCAATGACCACCCACAGCATCAACCGTTACTGCTGCCGAATGTGGGATCACCTGTTTGAAAAATACAAAATGCCTAAGTTCCTACCGCACGACGCTCGCCGTTCAATATCAACATTACTAAGCGAAAATGGTATAGCACCTCACGTAACAGAAAAAATGCTCGGCCACACAATGCGCGGAGTAATGGCCGTATACAACAAACACGATTGGATAAAAGAGCAAGCAGAAGGGTACGAGTTATATTGCCAGCTGATACATAAAGCGATAGAAAATGAGCTTGTTAAAAATTAGCCAATAGCTGCTAATATAAACTGTTGTACAGTAGTTTTGATTTAAAACATTTTAGGGGAACAGAGTGCTAATTAAGCTTGAAAATATAAAAGAATATAATGGTTTTAAATTGCAGAGTCCTGTTAATTTAGATGAAAAAATAGTTGTTTTAACAGGAAGAAATGGATCAGGGAAAACACGCTTATTAGAAGGAATTCAAAATAATTCTATCTCATTTTATTTAAAAGACTCTTTGCTTGAACGACAAGATATTAGATTGGTAGCACAATCAAGTTTGATACAGCCACAGGCATCTGGGTATTATACGTACAGTAGTCAGCAGAATCAGCTTATAGCAACGCTTCAATACTATCACCAGATTAAGAGTGATTTTGATACCCTTACTAACACTAAAACGCCAAGTCATCATGGAAGAATGATGGGTGGTAGAGGAGAAGAAATAGGCTTAGATTACCAATCCATATTAAAACTTGCGACTTCGATTGGAAGAAAATTAGGTAAGCGAGCATCAGAACTGACCGAAGACGAGCTTATTCTGTATTATGAAGAACCATCTCTCAATGTTCTTGGAACCCAGAATGTATCTACTATTGCCAATCAATATATAAAGCGTCGAAACCAAAATGAGCAGAATGAATATTTCCACAAAGTAAAAAGTAGAAATGTTAAGTTCTTTTCTGAAGAGGAGTTTATAAAGCAGTTTGGTGATAAACCTTGGGTACTTCTCAATCGTATATTAGATGATACATTTGACGGTAAATTTCAGTTTTCAATTCCTGATGAGAATTCACAAAGCTATTCTTATCAAGCCGAGCTACTTCAAGGGCAAGAAGAAACACCAGTTAAAGTTGAGCACCTATCTTCTGGAGAAAAAACTTTATTATGGTTAGCGCTGACTTTATTTAATAGCCAATACTATGATTCTGATATGGCAAATGCTCCAAAGGTGCTTATGCTCGATGAGCCTGACGCTTTTTTGCACCCCAAAATGGTGGAGAAAATGTATGAGGTATTTAAATCATTTAATAAAAATTTTGATTCAGTCATTCTTATTACAACACATTCACCAACAACCGTAGCGCTAGCACCAAGTGATAATGTTTATTTAGTTGATGATAATTATATACAAAATATTGATAAAGATACTGCTGTTACAGAGCTTCTTGACGGAGTTACTCAAATTGCAATAGACCCCAAAAACCGTAGGCAGGTTTATGTTGAAAGTAATTTTGATGCAGATTTCTATACGATTATTTTTAATGAATTAAAATTACTTGGTAAAGTCGATCCATCTATATCTTTAAACTTTATTCCGTCTGGAGCAAAGGTTCCTGAAGAGACCCTTAAAAACAAATTAAGGCAGATACTTGATATTACTGATGATGCTCTCGTAAATAGTTTTGTTAATGCTATCAACGGCGAAGGGGACTGTGTGAAAGTTGTTGCTAGTGTTGAGTCATTGAGTTCCGATGGAGCTACAAATGTTAGAGGAATTATCGATTATGATAACAAGCATAATAAAAGACCAGAAAATGTAAAAACCTTAGCGAATAATTATGCTTATGCAATCGAAAACCTATCACTTGACCCAATAAATGTAATACATTTACTACATGACACTGGTAAAACTGAGTATTCACTTGAAAGCATCTGTGGTGAAAAAGTTTCTTTTAATGATTGGTTAGAAAATGATGCTCTTTTGCAGATATCTGTAGATTGGTTTATAGCTAAAGTTCTTGGCCGAGAGTCAAAGAAAGACATTGATTTAAAATATATTTCTGGACTTGTATTGAAAACAGACAGTGAATATCTTTTGTATGATGGGCACCCACTCGAAAATAAGGTTGTTAGTATATTTCCTGACCTAAGGAAGTCTTTTATAAATAATAATCAAAGTACTTTAAAAGTAACTATAGCTAAAAAATCAATGTGCAAAATTAAAGGAAGCTTCATTCCGCAATCGTTCTTAGATGTAATTCTTGAAGTTCAAAAATAAGAACGCAACTAATGAAACAAAAAGCCCACATTAGCGGGCTTTTGGGTATTTAAATTGTTGGGCTATGGCCCTGTAAATTCACTTGATTTCATAACAACCTCCAAAGATTTAACGGTGTCGCACTAATGTCGCACCAAATAAGGCTTGTATTGAGTATATGACAACAGATCATAACTATCAATATTAATTAAATACTAATTAAATACTAATTAAATACTAATCAGGTAGTTTCCAGCTTTCAAAATGGACAATAATTTTTTCACCCGGGGTGCAAGAGCCTACTTTAAAATTATGTGAGCGGCCAGGTTGAATTTGAAAAGATACATCAGCATCATTAGGTATGCCCACCCGGAAATCTATAGCGTATTGTGTTTCATTGTGAAGCGTCACATCTTGGCTTTCGGTATAACGTGGTGGTGTAAACCTTAAAGATTCTTTAATAGGTTGCCAAAGCCATGCTGACGTTTGATAACTTACAACTTCACCAGGTGATAATTTTAATGAAAATGTTTCCGAAAATTCAGGGCTCGATGTTGTTATAGGATAAGCACCACTAAGAATATGTTGGTTTTTACTAGGATCTTCAAGATTAGATAAGATCGATATATCGTTCACTTCACCTATTAAGTCTCCATCTACTTTTACTGGGTCAGACTTAACACCAAATGACATTGAATCAGTTGCATAATGATGGTTGTTATGGATATTTTTTATAATACAGTTAGTTCTCGACATCACCTTAACAGTTTCATTTTCTTCAGAAATCTCTTTAATCGTAATAATTCGGCTAGTAACAGGGCTAATACACGCTAAAGCCGAAACCTTACTCGCCAGAAACCTTCCTAAAGTTGAGTCCGCGTCAGCATCAGGAAAAATGTACTCTATTTTAGTTGCTAATTTCTCTTCTTCTGGCCTCTTAATTGAAATGATAGTGATGGCTAAACCCACTACGGTAAAGAAAATTAGGCTATCTAAAGCTGATGCAGCATAAGAAATAGAAAAATTAGATGGTTTCCATTGGATTCCATTAATATGGTTCATTATCGAAGGGCAAAGAGTTCTAGTGTAAATGAGCCACCCTAGTACCCACAGAAGATAAACACCCGCAGATAGACATAATATTTTCCAATACCGTTTAAAAAAACTATTCATAACAATTCCTTGTTTATAACGACTTACCTGTAAATATTACCTTTCCAACCAACGTGCAATTACCATTAATTGGAATTAGCTGTTCAGGCCAGTTGGGGTTGGCGGCTTTTAGGAATTTGTGGCCGTTTTCGATAATTAGCTGTTTAAATGTCGCTTGGTTGTCGTCGTCTAGGCGGGCTACTACGTATGAGCCGTGGATGCATTCGGCTTCAGGATCTACAAAAATCAAATCGCCCTCATCAAACTTTGGCTCCATGCTAATACCTTGCACCTTTAAAACAAAAGTTAGGTCGCTGCAATTAACAGGGCACATAAAGCGTTCAGCGTCGTAGGCTTTAATTTCACTTATTTCTGACCAAGCACCGGCTTGCACCCAGCTAATAAGTGGGGCGGTGGCTTTGATTGATGGCCCTGGTGTAACGTTGTTATTTATATTTTTTTCATCACTCTGTATTTCGCCAATTCCAAATAGTAAATATTCTGGAGTGCAATTGAGAGCTTGGGCGAGAGTATCAATCTTACGAGGGCGTTTAGTTTCGCCTGATTCAATATTATGAATAGAGTTTTGTGCTAAACCCGCAATTAAGCCTAGCTGTGCTTGAGTCATCCCCAACTGAACACGTCTTTTTTCTACTCTTTTTCCTAAATCCATTTTTAAATTCCTAATATTAAAATCGCTTAAAGTGATATTTACTGATTATTGCCTTTTTATTTTATTTTGTCTAATCAGTTAAATCGATATTGACATCGGTTAAATAGATATTTATTATCGGTTTAATTGATAAATACTGCTTGGAGGAAATATGAGTGCCGTAGCAAAAGCAATAGAAATAATTGGTGGGCAAACAAAAGCCGCCAAGTTGTTAAGCACAAAACAAAACATTATTTGGTATTGGATTAACCGTCACTGCCAAGCCCCAGCGAAATACATTCCGCGTATTTCAGAACTAACTAACGGTGAAATATCGGTAAACGATTTACTAGCCGATCATCAAAAAAGCAACAAGGAAGATGCAGTATGAGTACTGAACAACAAATCATATTATTAGATATTCACCCAGACGCTAAAGCTGTGCTGTTTGCACTACTGCAAGAAAACAACCAACTACGCACTGAGCTTGAAGAGCAAAAAGACCGCCTAGTTAGCACCGTTGAGGCATGCGAAGTATTGGGATGTGCGCGTAAAAAGTTTTGGATTTTGTCGAAGTTGTCTGATTTTCCTAAATCAATTCAGTTTGGCAAAACTAATCATTATCGCTTAAACGAGCTAATTAAATTTAGAACGCAGCACCAACAAAGCGTTAATAACTAGGAGCAAACAATGAGCACATATCAAGTATTTGACCAAAACACGTATAACGCATTACCTAACTTAGCTATTAAGGCTGAGTATTTACTTACGTGCCAAATAAGCACCAAAGAAGCCGTTAATTGTAAATCAGTTGAATTTGAACCGTGCTTACAAGCCTTTGTTGGCGAGTTGCCATTACCTATTTACTGCCACGGAAACGAAAACCAAACCATACAAAAAGCCGTGTACTGGTTAAAAACACAAGCTTTATCTAAACCACAGCAACAAGCACAAGGAGTATAACCATGGCAAATGCATTAGTTAAACACACCAATAACGCACAACCAGCGCCATTAAAAGCTGTAGAAGGGCGCCACATACCAAAAGGCTTAGCTGAAATAAAAGCATTAATGAGCGATAGAACGCGCACACCAGGTTATGTGTTTAATGCCGTTTTAACTGATCAACAACGAAAATTAGTGTGTATTGCTGCAGGACTTAAACAACGCCATATAGAAATGAGCTTTTATCAATTTAATTTGCAAGAGCGTGAAGCAGTGCGCAAAGGCATTTTAGCGTTACAAGACATTGTTGCCGCTTTTACCGACGCCAACGTACTTGGCCGCGAAAACTTCGAAAGAACCCCGCCTAAGTTTGATGTTGTTCCGCGTTTAGTTAAACAGTCAAAAACTGATTCACAAACACACTAAGGAATAGCCATGACTCCCGATCAGCTAATCAATCAAGATAGTGGCAATGTTGAATTTTACACGCCCGATAAAGTTTTGAAGTATGTGCACCAAATGTTTCCGGTTATTGATTTAGACCCAGCAAGTTGTGTAGTGGCTAACAAGTCAGTAAAAGCAACGTGTTATTTAACCAAAGATGATGATGCATTAACACGAAATTGGATAGCAAACACGGTTTGGTTAAATCACCCATTCAATAAAGGTGAACAGGCATGCAAACAGAAGTGCGTTAAAAAAATATGTAACGACCCGACTTACAGTAAGTATCGCGGCCACTGCATTACCGAAGACATAGCCAGCAACGGCGATTGGATTGACTATTACTTAGACCAATATGCGCAAGGTAACTTTAAAGAAGCAATGAACATTACCTTTGTTAATAGCTCAGAGGCATGGTGCCAAAAGTTATTAAACGCAGGCTTAAGCTGTTTTATTGATGGTCGTACGCACTTTAATGATGCACAAGGCAATGTAAAAAAAGGCGCACCCAAAGGCTGTTTTATTACTTACCTTGGCAATAGAACCGACGAGTTCCGAAAAATATTCTCGGCGCTTGGAGTAGTGAAGTAATGAAACTACACCCAAAAGCAAAAAAGGCACTTAGCTATTTAGTTCATTGTGAAAAATCAATGGACTTTAGAAAGATGTTTTCTGTTGGTCACGAGATAGCAACCAAAGCACTTGAAAAATACGCCCCTGAAATATCAGCGAGGTTTGATTGCATTAACTCACAAACAATAGAAGAGGCTGAGCGTGCAGATGCTTGGTTTAACTACTCATATAAAGAATACATGATTCAGGATCATCACGATGTAAAAAATGTAGAAGTTTTTCATCAAATACACCTACCCAACGAATTAAACGACATCCCGTTTTAACCCCAAAGGAATACTAAAATGAACACTATCAAAGACCAAGTTATGCCTAAAAATAAGCTATTAGTTAAAAACATTGTTGAGCACGCGGTAGAGCAAGCAAACTTTACGATTAAAAATTTAGGCAAGCGCTCTACCGTTGCCATGCTTATGGAGTGCGAAAACTGCCTAACTGACTTTATGCCAGTGGTTAAACTTATTGCCGATGACTACATTGAGTACGTACCAATTCACGACCAAATGTGCGCCGCTATTGATGCCGTTCAAGTAGGTAAAGATTTAGTAGAAATAGAGTTTGCATAAATGAGCATGTGGCCCATTGTAAACTTTGATGTATGTAAAGCGGCTTTAACTTTGGTTAAGGCCGTTGACGACATTGAACACCGCACCACATTAATAAACGGCCTTGGCCGTTTTACTGCGTACAGCCAATATAAAATGGTTAAGCAGTACATTGCCAAAATTACCCCACCAAATAATGCCTGGTATAAAGACGAGCCCATAAACCCAAGCGAAAAAGCAAACGCTTGGCTTTATGATGAGCTTAAAACAGCACAACACCGCATTGATGTAACTAACCTTAAATTAAGTAAGCCAGCTAAAGCGGCACTTAAAAAAGTGCATAACAATAATATTCATAATTTTATTGTAAAAGACATTATTGAAAGCAAACGCGCACCCAGCATACAAGCCAGCTTTGTACGCCAAACTGCTAAAAATATGGAGTTTGCACAAAAGCAGCGCAACGCAAAAAATAAACAACCTTTAACCGAGCAAAATTTAAAACAAGCAGTAGGCGATCAGGTTTCTAGCTCAGCCATGTCGGTTATTAACGCAATAGACGACGCTGAAGAGGTTAAGTTTGTTTACCAATGTTTAAGCAAAGTACCCAAGCCACTGCAAATGCGTGTAGCTAAGCGCTTTATTAATAAATACGACACCAGCTTAAAAAGCACAGCCAACGCAACCAAAGACGAACTAATACAAATAAGCCGTGCGCTTTACGACTTTAGCGGCACTAAAAACCCGCACCAAAAAGCACAGCCAACAAGCGCAAATATTCGCGCTCAATACAGTGCAAATAACTGGTTACGTCGTACCGTTAAAACATTAAAGCCACGCCTTAAAATACTAGAGCAAATTACTAATGCTATGCCATTACCGTGGTACATATTAGCCAATGCAGATAAAACCAAAAAACATGCAAATGTATTGGCTATGCAAACAGCTGAAATAATAGCCGACCTAGCAAAAGAACAACCCACGTGGGATGCAACCGACATACACGAAAAAGTAAACGAATATGCCGCACAATTTAGCGTGCAATTACAGTTTGCCGAAAAAAGCGAATACCTAACAATACCCGATGCCGAAGTAGCGCTTTTAAAAGCACAAGATCATAAGTGGTGGGCGCGTAAACTTAAAACAGTACGCAGCCGCTACCTAGAGCACCTAGAAATTGCAACGGGCGAAGTAGGCCGCGACCTATTTAATAGCATTGATAAAAAAGGCGCTAAAACCACCAAGCGCCGTGGCATAAGTGCGTATTGTTCAAAGCAAGCAATTGCCGAATACACCACCAATCGCGAACGCGGCCAACGCTACCTAGAAAGCCTAGAATTAGTAAACGAACAAAGCGATGTTATATCGCTAATGAAAGCAGTAGAAGCAGGCGTTGCCAACCCTGAAAACATGCGCAACGAATTAATGCTACGCATACGCGAAACCGAAGAACTGGCCGACGAAATGGGCTACACAGGCGGCTTTTATAACATTACAGCGCCTAGCCGTTTTCATGCAAACTCGCCTACGTGGGATGGGTCAACGCCAAAAGATGCAAGCCTATATTTAAATAAGCTTTACTCACAAGCCCGCGCAAAATTAGACCGCGAAGAAATACCATACTTTGGTATACGCGTAGCAGAACCACATGCAGACGGTTGCACTCACTGGCACATGCTTTTATGGATGCCAACCCGTTACTACGACAAAGTTAACCACATATTACGCCGCTACTTTACCCGCGACAACCGTGAGGTATTTTTTCAGCGCTTTAAAAACCGCAAAGCATTACGCGCACGCTACACAAAGGCGCGCCGTATTTGGGGTTTAAATAAATCTAAAAAGGTGTACACCCGTGCACCGGTTAAAAACTATTTTCCGAGCAGCCCACGCTACACCGCTATAAAAATGCTACCTGCGCAAATTGGCAAAGACGGCAAAAAATCAGGCGGCGCAGCGGCTTATGTTGCTAAGTACGTAAGTAAAAATATTGATGGCTTTGCACTGGCAAACGAACATGACGCAGAAACAGGCGAAAAGCTCACCCAAGCAGTTAACCCAGTTAAAGCATGGGCCAGCACGTGGGGTATTAGGCAGTTTCAGTTTCAAAAGTCGCCATCTATTACTATTTGGCGCGAATTGCGCCGAGTGCGCGAAGAAGTGGAAGGCAACGAACAACTAGAGCAAGTACGCCAAGCTGCCGACAAGGGCGACTTTAAAACCTTTGTTACCTTAATGGGTGGCTTTGGTATTGGCCGCGATGCACGCTTTAAACCTGCATACCAACATACCGAATACGGCAATCAATATGCCGAATTTACTAAAACCCTAAAAGGCGTTGAAGACACCTTTGGCCTTTGCACGCTTGTTACTCGCGTTCATACCTGGTCTAAGCAAGTTATAGGCACCGCAGCAAACGAAAACACCGCCGTTATTGGTGGGCAGGATGCCAACAACGTCGGCGCAGCCGACCTACCTTGGACTAGTGGGAATAATCGTACGCCTTTAGCTGTAGGGCATACAGACGAATTATTGCTAGACATGATCGGTTTTTCTAAAAAAGAGATCATTAACGTTAAAAAGGACCTGTTAGCAGGTAAGCGGGTTAAAAATAACGACCATATTTACCTAATAAAAGACGGCCATTTAGTGGTATTGGACGAAGCAGCGCAGCAAAAAGAGCATCGCCAGCTATCTATTGACGAAATAGCCCGTACTGAAGCCAAAAAACACACCCCAGCAGCAGACGAGCAAACAGCCAAACCATGTGATGACCTATTAAACATGTTTACAGGCGCTCAAATGAAGCAGTTAAACCAAGGCGGCAATGTTATTAGAGCCAACCGCGTGTACTACCTGCAAGAACGTGAGCTACACAGCTTTGAAAAGCTCGATATGGCAAAACCTAAAAAGCCAATAACGCTAGCCCCAACCGAAAAACACTACGCATATGCCCGTGAGCTTTACGACCTAGCGCACATGTATGCAGAGCTTGACGGGCGTAACACCCTATCAAACACCCAATTTAGTAAAGGTAATGCCGACATTATTGGTGATTTAGATTTAGCTCGATTAGTATTGAACGGTGAGGCCACGGCCATCAGTGATAATGATTGGTGGGCAATAGATTTAATGGCCTAAGTGTACCCGTTAATTGCTTAATTAGCGGGTACACTTAGAGGCGCTGATATTAAAGAAGGCTACATACGCGAATTTAACGCCAAAAAACGCGGCCGACTCTACGGCCACCCCACACCAGACAATATCCGATTTTTAGCCCCATTAGGCAAAGCTGGGGATCAGTTAGCTAAATATTAATAGATGGTAAAAAGATTAAAATTTTTTATTTTTATTGATTGGGTTTTAGACAGTAACCCCCATTAATTTAATTGTGTAAACAATATTCAAATAAAGGATGCCATCATGGCTAACAATTTAATAATTTCTTATGATTTAAACTCACCGGGTCAAGATTACGACAAAATTTTTGATAAAATAAAGTCGTTAGGTAGTTGGGCTAAAGTGCAAAAATCTTTTTGGTACGTAAAATCTAGCTTAACAGCGGCTGAAGCGAGAGATAAATTAAACAGTGTAATAGATTCAAATGACTCTTTGATAGTTATAGATTGTACAAATAACGACGCTGCATGGTTTGGTCTTAATGAAGAAGTAGCAAACCATTTAAAATATAAATGGCTAGATTAATTATTTGCAAAACCCACAAAAGGGACTAACTTTGAAAGTGCCGAAAGGCAATTTTTAACGTTTTCGTTCTAACCCACACATGTTGTGGGTTTTTTTATGGCTAAAACAAAGTTAGGGCTAAAGCCCAATCAATTCTAATTGTTGTTCTCGAGGTAAGTTTTTAATAAGCGCTGCGGCTAGTTGCGCAGTGGTTTTACACGGAGGATTTAAGAAGTGATCAAACGATTGAGTAATACGAAATGTGGCCCCGCATTCTTTAGTATTAGTACACGAGCAATATAAATTAACAACATGGGCGCTTTGCTTTTCGCGTGATGTAATCGTTGCTTTAGCTTCGCAATTTGGACAAGTAACCCGCGCCATAATAACCACCAATAGTTAATAAAATACACTGTCATTATATACAGTGGTCGGGTGCGTTACAAATAACCATTTAACTATTGGCTGAGAATCAAAAAGCTAAAAAATTCACTCCTCCTCGCCTTCCGCTTTCGTGCAAAAAATGCGTTTAATTGACAACCCCAGTGACAAGCCATTTTTAGCTAGCCCTTATAACTAAAGGATCTGAATGGAAGTTTAAAAGGATCGTAATGGCAAAAATGTGACAATGTTTGACAAAAAATGACAATTAAAAGATCAAATAGGTGGTGATTTACTTAATATTGAAATATCATTAATTTATTATCAGTTAAGTGATAAATAAATTATGAATTATTTATACAAAGGCTCTCAAAGCCAAGAGCGGTTAAATGCACTATTGTCGTTTGGTAAAAGCACCAGTGAAGATATAAAAGCAGCACTCAGTGATTACTTAGTTCGCGGTATAAGCAAGACCAATGCAGCAACACTTAATGGTGTGCCTGGGCCAAATTTTACAAGGGCACTTAAGCGTCTTGAAGTTGTTGCAGGTAAATTGGAAAACGCATTAGAAATTGAATGGTACTCAAAGAGGCAAGATATGAAATTAGAATTAATAAAAGAAAGAGTTGATGCTTTATTGGTTGAGTTAAATTCGTTACTAACTAGCCTTGATTATTCAAACGATGACCTAGAAAACCACACACTTAGAATAGCTAATAGGCTTGAGCTAGAGGTAGAGCACATAGGCACAAGCAAGCGTAGTACTGAAAATGAACATTGTTATCTTGCTGCCATTTATGATGATGTGCTAAACCCAATAACGGATAATAAATACGAGGTTACACAAAGAATAGATAACAGTATTTTTAATTTAGAAGAATGGCAAAGCAAACTAAGTGGTTTGTAACACCAAAGCGCTAGCTCCTAACTAGCGCTTTTTTTATTGACGTTCTTACTTCCCCAAAATGCTCTAAACAATCGCATTAATCCAAGCGTTGAAACGGCAATACCTACAATCACAAATTCAAAGTACCAAGGCGCACCCTCATAGCCCATTGCTTGCCAGCCCTTATACATGTACGGCTGCATTGCCGGTATAAAGTGGCAAACAAACAAGCCCAAAAAGAATAGGATGATCACTTCATCCATAATGGTTTTGTCGCGGTTCTTTAAAACCAGTAAGTCATAATCAGCGTCGTTTTGCTCGGCTTGCATACAGCGTTTTGCTTTGGCATTAAACTGCGCAATTTTAAAGTTGTTTTCAGCGCGTGCAACATCGGCAGCCATTTCGGCCGCTATCCGTTTACGCTCAACATAGCCACCGGTCAAATCGGCTATTGGGTCTGTGATAAAAGAAACTAACGTTTTTAGCCAGCCCATTATTTGCCACCTCTAATTAATTTAATAAAGCCCTTTGGGTCTTTGCTAAACGTTTCAATAAATTTATTGATCCCCTCCAAAATGTGCGGGGCCGCGTAGGCGGTTACCCCAATTACACCCGTTTTTAAACTTTCATCAAACTGCCGCCACTCGCAAAACATAGCCGCAAGGTAAGCTGCAAATATCGCAATGAGTACACTCATAAAATAATGAAAAAACGTAAACACCTTACGGCTTAAATACATTTGTATAGCCGCCGCTAAAAAGCTCAACATAAGCAACTGCCCCCACTGTTTTATAAATTCAACTATATCTATCCAGCTCATGCGTCTTCCTTGGGTGTTGGGTTAAGGTCTGAATATTCAGGCTCTTTAAATTCAATATGCTGCGCGGCAGGCAAATAATTATTAATACCTAAAACATCTTGCTGCAGTGGCACCACTTCGTTGTTGTAATAGGCGCGGGTAATTTTATCTAAATCACCAAAGCCAGCACTATCACCAGACGACTGGCCGCTTAGCGCTTCTTGCGCGCGGTGCATACTTAGCATATCGTTAAGCGTAATTTTTTTAATCCGCTCAAATTCATCTTTAGTTGATATATCGCCAACCGGTGTAATGTTTATCGCCTTTTCGGCATCAGCTTTATTACTGCGGAAGTTAAAAAACAAACTTCTAAAATTGCCCACGCCTTTGCTATCGCGTATAGCATCTTTTAATGCCGTTTCATCTTCAGCGCTTAAATTAGGATCAGCCATTGAAAATATAAAACCCATGTGCGCACCGTTTTTGTAATACCGGCGGCGAAACAAAGTCGCATCTTCATTTAATAATGCCGACTGAATACCGCCATAATATTGCGGTATACCGTAAATACCTTGGCCGGGATCGTACTCTTTTACGTGTATAATTTCGCCCGCATTAAAATAAATAGGCTCATGGCTGCGGTTACTTAATTGCACATACACACCGCGCGTACTCGTATAGCGCATAGTCAGTGCAGGTAGGTGTCGCAGTTTAATAATTTGCCCAAACGAATTTTTAATAATTTGCAAATAAGCGTTGCCACTCCACAGCAAATCAAAGCCAAATTTGCTTAAAGCTTGATGGCTTAAAAGCGCGTTCGGCTTATACCATTTTAAAATCATATTGCGCTTAAAATATAAAATGGGTCCGTGCTGGGCATTAACGCGCAGCAGTTTAATTAAACCCTGCAAACTAATGGGCGGCGCATAAATACCATTGCTATCACTAAACACACCAACATAATCAGTTAGCCGGTTGTCTAAACATGGCTCTGGGTCGCCAAAACTAAACGCATCAGTTACCGCAGTGCGTTGGTTGTAATTAGGCGCTTGCCCGTTGCTTACTTGTAATCGTGGTTTCATTAAGCTGCAATTCCTACAGATGTTTGGCGGCTGTGGGCATTACCGTCCAGTGGTTCAAATAACAAGGCGTGCATAATTGCCCACGCAATATCGGCATGGCCCGTAGTAGCGGTGCGGTTAGTGGCATACGTAATTTGGTCGCCAACTACTTTGCGGCGAATATTAATAAACGAGCTAGCAATGTTTACCGCGTCCTGGTCAAACTCAAGGCGGCGGTTTTGAATAACGTTAATCGCCTTAATAACCATGCGGTTTTTAATAATAGGGTTGTAATGTATTGGCTCGGCATTAGGGTAAAACTTAGTAATAAGCTCCCACACACCGTAACCAATACCGGTGGTATCAACGCCAATGTGCACAACATTGTATTTTTCGGTAAGTAGTTTTATTTCGCTGGCCATAGCTTCAAAATCATTACCGCTCAAATCAATTGCTTCAAGCAGCAAAAACTTTTCACCAGGCTTTATCGGCGCACTTAAAATAGCCACGCTCGCCTTATCGCCAAATCGCGCAGGGTCAAAACCAATAACGACCGGCTTTAACCCGTAAGGGCGTTCGTAATCTAAATCAAAGTCAGGCCACTTGGTAGAGTCGCCCACGCAGTTCATAAGCTGCTTAAGGTTAAACGCACTGTGCGCATCATCAATAAATTTGCACATAAACAAGTTGTTAAACTCATCTACACTGTACTCGTTTTCAAGCACGCCAATATCAATGCGGTCAAATCCACTGGTAACAACATCGTACACAGTAAGCATTTGTCGCCAAATGCCATCTTCGCAAAGCCTGCCATTTTTTAAACTTTTATGGCTAACATCAATCGCAAACTCAGGATCATTACACGCCTTAGTTTTGCGGTACCACTTACCATTCCAATGTTCATACGCTTCATGGCTCGTAACACTCGGCGTACTAAAATAAGTAATGCGCAAATGCTTATGCGTTGCCATAGCCTGCGCCAACCCGCGCAAGCTCTTATATTTAGGGATCCAAAAAACTTCATCTATATATAAGTCGCCGCTTTCCGATTGTGCAGTGCGCGCATTAGTGCTTTTAAAAATAAGCTTAACTGTTTTGCCGCCAGCCAAATTTAGCACCATTGGTGAACCGGTTAGCTCAACATTAAAATGTTCACGCACCAGCGCCACAATATTAGCTTTAAATACCTCAGCCTGATCACGACTCGCCGATATAAATATTTTATTGCGACCATTAATAACCGCATCGTAAAAGGCTTCAAACGCAAAGTAAAAAGTAGCCCCAATTTGACGGGGCTTTAAAATAAAGCGGGCGCGGTGATCTTGGTTTTCAAACCAATGTTTTTGGTGGGGATAAAGCAGTTTATCTTTAAGCTCGTCAAGCATTTCAAGCGTAATGCCAGAGCAATCATTTTTCTTTTTCTTCTTCGACTTTTTGCCGCTACCGGCATTATTACTAGTGGCCGCATCGTCATTGTTAGCACGTTGCTTAGGAGCAGGCGCAAGTTTGCTTTTATTAAGCGCACACAGCTGGCGCGTGCAAAAGTCTAGCTCTTTATATTCAGCATCGGTTTTATTGTCTTTATCGGCTAACAAATTAATGCGGCGACTAAACGCCATTTCGGCATTATACGTTGGGCACATGTCCGCCCAGTTCTCAGACTCAGACCAACGCCTAATGCTGCGCGCACTTGGCATGCCTGCTAAATCAGCTATTTCCTCGTAGGTATAGCCATCAACAACATACAAATCCTGTGCTTTTTTGCGTATGTCTGGTCCGTAGTTAGCCTTCATATTGCGCCACATTAATTAATCCATGGCGGCAGTGTATTAGTAATAAAGGGCGTAATCTGTTTGTTAAAAACCTATCCATTCCTAAAAGTTAAATATAGGAATTTCAAAAAGTTAAACCGTTGGAAAGGGTTAAAAGGAGGGTGCAAACTGCAGTTACTTTAAAGCATAAAGCTTAATTAAAAAACATTTAAAAGGTTTGTTTATATGCCAGGTCAACTACGCACAAAACCATTATCAATTGCCGCTGTTGGCATGACTGTCGACGGCCGCGAAATAACCGAGCAAGACGTAGCCGACATAGTAGAAACCTACAACCCCCGCAAATATGGCGCACGCATAAACCTCGATCACGAATTTAACTGGTCAGGCTGGGCTGCTAAAAACCTACACAACGTAGACATACCAGGCATGCTCGGCGACGTAGTAAGCGTAGAAGCATACGAAAACGAAGAGGGCATATTGTGCCTATACGCCGTACTGGCGCCCAATCAAGGGTTTGTAGCATTAAACAAAGCCGACCAAGCCGTATATTTTAGCATCGAAATAAGCCGCGACTTCATGGGCACTGGCAAAACCTACCTAACCGGACTAGCAGTTACCGACTACCCAGCAAGCTGCTACACCGACCGTATTCATTTCAGTAGTAAGAGCAAAGCAGATGACACGGAAGTCTCTTTATTAACCGTTGACTTAGGGTCATGTGAGCCTATCGACACACCTAAAAAACCCTTTTTCAAACGACTATTCACTAAGGAAGAACCCGACATGAACGAAACACAATTAGCCAATGCATTAAAAGATGCACTCGGCGCACCGCTTGAAGAGTTTGGCAAAAAGCTAGACAGCCTAACCACAAAGCTTGATTCATTCTCAACCACTAAAGTGGAAGGCGAAGAAGAAACCGCCCCGCTAGCCGAAGAGTCAGCCGAGCTAACAAAGCTTAAAGAAGAGCTATCAAGCACAAAAACAGCGCTTGAAGAGCTTAGCGACAAGTTTGCCAAAGCATTAAAAACACCTGCGGGTGACACAACCAACGCCGACGAAGAACACGAAGGCGACGAAGGCAAATACAGCAACTGCTTTTAATTGCCGCACCCTAACTTAACTTAGCAAAACGCAGGAACGAAAATGAAAACCAGAACAAAACAATTATTTGTCGCAGTACTAGCAGGCATGGCCAGCAACTACGGCGTAGCATCAATGAACGAGCAGTTCAACGTAGAGCCAACAACTGAGCAGCGCTTATACGACGCAACTTACGACTCAGTAGAATTTCTACAATTAATCAACACCGCACTAGTAGACGACATCGTAGGCCAATCGGTAATGATGAGCGTAGACGGTGGCGTAACAGGGCGTGCCGGTGTAGAAACCGACGACGACAAAGAGCGTCAAACGCGCGACGTTGCAGGCTTAGCAAAACGTGAATACCGTTGCTACCCGGTAGAATGCGACATTCATTTATCATGGGCAAAAATGGATCAGTGGTCAAAATTCCCCGACTTCCATCAGCGCTACCGCAACCACGTGCGCCAAGCAATTGCACTCGACATTATTAAAATCGGCTTTCACGGCACGTCAGCCGCCGACTCAACGAACATTACAACTAACACAATGCTGCAAGACGTAAACATTGGCTGGCTGCAACTCATTCGCCGCGACGCACCAGAGCGCGCAGTTAGCGAAGGCGCAACCGTTGGTGAAATTCGTATCGGCGCAGGTGGCGATTACGAAAACCTAGACCAAGCCGTGTTCGACGCACTGCAAGCAATACCAGAGCACAAGCGCGTAAACATGGTTGCCATCATTGGCGACGAACTACTAGCAAACGACCAAAACAAGTTGTATGCAAAGCAGTCGCACACGCCAAGCGAAAAAACCAAAATCGAACTTGAGCAAATCATTAAAACCTATGGCGGCCTAGCCAGTTATAAAATTCCGTTCTTTCCATCGCGCGGTATTTTAGTAACAAGTTTCGACAACCTAAGCCACTACGTGCAAGCCGGCTCAACCCGCACCCACGTAGAAGACAACCCAAAAAAGAAACGTGTAGAAGATTACCTATCGCGTAACGACTGTTACTACATCGAAGACCTAGAAAAAATAGCCTACTTCGAATCAGCCAATGTAAAACTGCCAAACAAAGCAGGCACCAGTTGGGAATAGTTTTTTAGCAGCGCCAAGCCGCCCTTTTATCCCAAGTTTCGGGCGGCTTTTTTTAACAATTAGCGAGTATTTTTAAATGAGCCTTTTCAAAAAATCATTAGCCCAAGCTAAAGCAGTACCAACAAGCACTGAAAATAAAGCGCCAACGGCAGTGGCTAACGCCACTCAAGCCAATGCGCCAGCAACCGTAAACGAGCAAACCGAGTACCAGCTTTATGCAGCAGCCATTGAATCTGACTTGGCTCAATTAAAAACATTTGCCGACATTAGCGACAAAGCAACATACAAATCAGAAGCGCTAGAGCGCCAAGACTACCTAGCATACATAAACCAATACCGCCTAAGCGGCCAAAACCACCACAACAAGGTGCTGGCATGGGTGTTTATTTGGCTCGTTGATTTAAAGCGTTGGGATGCAGTAATGGACTTATTGCCATTAATGATCGAGCAAAAACAACCACTGCCAACCGTGTTTAATACCAAGCATTGGGCAGCGTTCGTTATCGACCAGCTCTACGACGACGCAAATTACTACCTTGCCGAATCATACCAGCAAGGCCTGTACGACATTGGTTTTATCCTGCGCCGCTTAATTTACGTAGTTAAAAACCAAGACTGGGCAGGGCTAGAAGTAGTAGGCGGCAAGCTTTACGCAATAGCTGCAAAAGTAAATAAAGCACAGATCAACTTAGGTAATGCACTTTACTTTGCAGAAATGGCCCAATCAATTAACGACAAAGCAGGCGTTAAAACGTTGCTAAAAGAATTGCAAAAAATGATTAAACCAGCGGAGCCAGAGCAGCAAACCGCTAACTAGCTCCAGCGCCAGCGGGCAACTTAGCACAGTGCGAGTATTAATTATGTCGTCAATGTGACTAAGTGGCGCCCGCACCCAATTTAATGTGTGTATTTTACAGGTGCAATATGAACTTAAGCGGCATGCCACAGGCTGATTTACAAAGTGTCAATGTAACAGTTGAAGGCAATGGCTATTACCCGGCATTAAGCACGGCTTATTTTATAGAGCATTACGCCGTTGCCCAAGAATACGCAAGCAAAAGTGATTTGCTAGTTGAAAAACTTAAACGTGCACAGGGCGAAATTAACCAAGAACTAGCAAGCGCAGTTCTCACCAATGGTGAGTCACTAAATGCACAGCAAGTAATTTTTTATAACGATGCGGTTTACAGTAAAGCCAAAGCAAATTTACTGGTATCAAAGATGGGGAGTACGCACCGCGACAGCGCCACAGCACAAAGCCAAGCGGCAATAGACAATCATGAGCATTGGTTAAGAGAAAGTATAAACGCCATGCGATTACTGCAATCGCTTAGCCCTAACTTATCGGTAGAACTGTTATGAGCAAAAGCAAAATAGCAACGCTTAAGCAGCATTTAGCAACCGCAGAATACCAAGGCCGCAACCTAGCGCTAAGTACTCAGTTCGACAGCTGGATAGAAGGCGGGCGCATAGAGCCAAGCAGCAAAACTATTAACGGCAACGGCCTATTGGCCGCACGCTTTTATTACTCAGGGGTTATTAGCATCAACCCATGCGCAGCACCGGCCGCACTTATTTGTGCCTTTGCATCGTTTTGGTTGCAAAACAACGGAGGCAGATACGACAGCACCGACATTGAATTTAGTGCCGACGTTAACGACGACAACAGCAACGAAGTAGAGCTAACAATAAATCAGCTTTGCGAAGACATAGAGCTAATACAAGCGCCAAACGGCCCGTTTGAATTTAACAGCAAACGTTACGACTTTGGCGAGCAAAGCCTATGGATAGCAGAAGCGTTCACACTTGATGGTCAAGTAAGCGGTGCTTAATCTCAAGTTTGACGAAGGCCGCAGCCAAGAGCAGTTAGCGTTTTTGCAGCTTAAGCCACAAAAGCGCCGCAACATATTGCGCAGTGCAATACGTGCAGCAAACAAAAGCAGTAAAGAGCGGATCACCAGGCAAAATGATTTAGCCGGAAAAACTTGGCAAGGCCGCGCTAACGGCAAAAAAAAGAAAATGCTAACCAAGCTAAAGCGCAACATGAAAGTGCGCTACGGAGCAAATAGCGCAAGCGTATATTTTAAAGGTGGCAACAGCGGAAAAATAGCCCGCGCCCACCAAGAGGGCATAAGCCTAGATGCAGGCAAGCCCAAAAGCAGTGCCGCCCAAAATAAAGAAGGCCCAGCCACGCGCAACTTAGCCAGGGCATTAATAAGCGAGGGTTACAAAATACCGCGCGGCAAAGGCAAGGACAGCAAGCGGCCAAGCATTAAATGGATAACAACAAACTTAAGTATTAACCAAGCAGGGTTTTTACTGCGCGAACTAAAGGGCAGCTCAGGTAAGAGCAGTTGGAAAATTGATTTACCGGCCCGCTCCTTTTTGGGGCAAACATTAGCCGAGCAAAAAGAGCAAATGAATTTTATTTTAAACAAAGCTATGCAAGTGGCGTAGCGCAAAGCAAAAGGAACGACCATGGCACAAGGTAAAGTATCCGTTGCCGCCATTCAAACAGGCAGTGGCGCTACAAAACAGGTAGAACGCACCGTATTGTTTATAGGCCAAGCGCCCGAAAACAACGGCAAAATTCTACCCATTAATGCACAAAGCGACTTTGATGCTGAGTTTGGCGCAGCCGACTCACCATTAAAAACCCAAGTTAAAGCATGGCAGCGCAACGGCGACGACCTAGTAAGTGGTTATGCAATAGCGCACGCAATCGACGCCGACGTAATGGCGCTTATTGACGAAGCAATGGATCAAGACATCAGTCCAGAAATTATTGTTATTTGCACACCCGTAACAGGTAAGGCCGAAGTAGAAAGCTATCAAGCTAAAGCCCTTGAAATCCTAGCAAGTCTTGCTCGCCGCGTGCGCTTTTTAATAGCAGCGCCAGGGCTAACCGAATTACAAAACTGGTCAGACTTAGTAACCGCATTACAGCCAATAACCGACGGCGTAGTAGCAACGCAAGCGGCTGTTATCCCTTTGTTATTTGGTGACGAGCTAGGCGCAGTTACTGGGCGTTTATGTAAAAGCTCGGTCACTATTGCCGACAGCCCAATGCGCGTACTTACGGGGGCAATGTCGCTAATGTCGCACCCAGTAGATGCAGCAGGTAAACCGCTAACCAACTCAACCACAGCTGCGCTCGACGCACTGCGCTTTAGTTGCACACAGTTTTATCCTGATTTCGACGGCGTTTATTTTGGTGACGTAAACATGCTAGATGCAGAAGGCGGCGACTTTCAGCAAATCGAAACAGGCCGCATTGTCGATAAGGCAGCACGCGACGTACGCATTATTGCTATTCAAAATATTAAAAACCGCCGCTTAAATAACAGCGCCAGTGGCATTGAATTTGGCAAGCGCATTATGGGCAAGCCGCTACGCGAAATGGCGCGCTCAATTAACATTGGTGCCGACAAGTTCCCGGGCTTAATCGATACACCAAAAGACGACAGCATCAGCTTAACATTTATGAACGCAACTACATTGCAGGTAGTGCTGAAGGTTAAGCCAATCGGTTCACCCAACACCATTATTGTTGGCATCATGTTAGATAGCGCAGAGTAGGAGCGAACATGCAAAAAGTACTAGGCGGTAAAGACTTCGACATCTTCATTGGCAACTCAATGGTGCACGTAATCGAAGCAACCGTAAAAATCACCGACGGCCGCACCGTTAAAAAAGTGCGTGGCGTACCAAAAGGCTTTATCGATGGCGACGTAGAAGGCGAAGTAACGCTAAAGCTCGATCACGAAAATTGGCTAATTGTTCAAGCGCAAGCGGCAAAAGCGGGGAGCTGGAAAGGCATCGAGCCGTTCGACGTGGCATTTAACGCAGAAGTAGCAGCAGGCAAAAAGAACATTGAAGCGTTTGGCTGTCTACCGCAACTAGATGAAATTCTAAACATTAAAGCCGACGGCGGCGAAGAAGACACAACATCAATTAAGTGTCCGATCACCAGCCCCGACTTTGTAAAAATTAACGGCGTGCCGTACCTAACATCTGACGAAGTGAGAGACTTGTAATGACTAAAGCCATTCGCAAACTAACTGCCGCAACACTGATTGACACTTTAAAGGCCTGCGGCTACCGCGTGTTTGAAGGCGAATTAAACCTAAATATCATAGGTATTCGCCACAACAACACGCGCGCCAATACCTTTAACGATGTTATTTGCGTGCTGTATCAGCAAAGTGGCGAATGGCAATTAAAGCAGTACAAAGCTACAACAGACGCAGGAACGTACTGGCGAACCAACCCAATGAATGTAAGTGGCACCGCAGTGCTAATTGCAGGGCAGCATAAAAGCGTATGGAAATTGGGTTATCACCAGGGCAAATATCGCGCCCTAGTGCAGCACAAACCTGTTGTTGTTCTACGCGACAACGACAAAAACACCGAGTTAGACACGGAAGTCACACCACACGCCGAGCTACAGCAAGGTTACTTTGGTATTAACTGCCACCGCGCAAGCAGCAAAACCACATCAACCCAGGTTGATAAATGGTCTGCAGGTTGCCAAGTGCTAGCCAACTCAAACGACTTTAACGAGCTTATTGCTTTGTGTGACCAATCAGCAGCCAAGTACGGCCCTTATTTTAGTTACACCCTGCTAGACCAAGCAGACATTGCAAAACCAACAGAGAGTAAATAATCATGGCGTTCGAGAGAAAAATCACATTAGAAACACCGGTAGGCGAAATTACATTTAACGTAAACGCTGCCGACTACAACAAATACATCAACTCTACGCAGCCAAACAACAAAGTGCAGCCGGCAACTAACTTTGTATTAAACACCGTAGTGCAAGAAGACGCTAAAAAGTTAAAAGAGCTAGTGCAACAGCCAGGCGCGGCATTATTTTTAGTGGGTGCAATTGTTGAAGACTACCAACCGGAGTTTAATTTCACCGTAAAAAAATCGAAGACCGAGCCAAGCAAATAGGCAAGTCTCGGTTAGATCAGCTACAGGCATACCACGCCAAGTATTTTGGCGCGGTTACCGCCACCCAAGAGAGCCTAGCGCAAGCGCTATACCTCGAAACGCAGCAGCAAGAAAACTTTGTAGTTGCTGTAAATAACGGCATATGCCAAGCACTAAGCGAGTAATGTAATGGCCACGCTCAGCAAGTTAGACAAGCTTAATTATTCAATCGGCATCATCGACAAGGTGACGGGTCCGGTTAATAAAGTCATGGCTAAAATTAATCAGCTGAGCCAGCAAACAGCCGCCGCGCAAGATCAAATGATGCGCGGCGCAGCCACGGCCGTTGGTGGTGGTTACGCACTAGCTAAATCACTAGCTCCCGCAATTGATCACGTTGCCGCCTTGGGCGAAGTGCAATCATTGGGCGTTGCCGACGACGCATTGAAAAAACTAACTAAAACATCATACGAATTTGGCTTTCAATTTGGTGGCAACTCTGCCGAGTTTGTGCGCAGTGCATACGATATTCAATCAGCCATTGCCGGACTAACGGGCGATGAGCTATCAGAATTTACTAAAACATCAAACATACTAGCGGTAGCGACCAAAGCCGACGCGGCCACCATTACCAGCTACATGGGCACCATGTATGGCATATTCGAAAAAACAGCTAACAAAATGGGCAAGTCTAATTGGGTAAACCAAATAGCAGGCCAAACCGCCACCGCAGTGCAACTTTACAAAACCACCGGTGCAGAAATGCAAGCGGCGTTTTCAAACCTTGGCGCAACTGCAACAAATATTGGCCTAAGCTCAGCCCAACAATTTGCCCTAGTGGGCGAGTTACAGCTAGTTGCTAAGTCGGGTTCGGTTGCGGGCACGCAAGCCGCATCGTTATTGCAAGGCATTGGCAAGGCGCAGCAGTCGTTAGGCATTCAATTAACCGACGACAACGGCGACATGCTTGCAATAGACGTAGTGCTAGGGCGTATTAATAACCGCCTTTCATCGCTGGGTTCTGTTGCGCGTGGCGATGTGCTAACGCAAATATTTGGCAAGCAGGGCGCAAAAGCAGTCGACGTACTAAGCACCAAAGTAGACAAATTAAAAGACGGCATTGCTGTTTTCGAAGGCGTGCAAGACAACTCCAAAGCGGCAGAAATGGCAAACATCATTGCAAGCCCATGGGATAGAATGGGCGGTTCATTTAATGCCGCAGCCACAGCAATGGGTAACCGCTTGTTGCCAGTGGTAGAGCCATTTGTAGAAGTGCTTGCGTCAATGTTTGCGGGCATCGTTTCTCTAACCGAAGAGTTTCCATTTTTATCAAGCGTGATCGCAACCGCAGTAGTGGGCGTAGTTGCGCTAATGACCGCCTTCGGTATAGCCACCTTTGCCATGGGGCTATATAACTTTGCAACAGGCATTGGCATAACGCTAACCAATGCACAGCTAATAGTAACTAAGCTATGGCAGGGTGCATTAATCGCACTGCGTGTTGCAGGGTTCTTATCGCTTATAGCTACCATGGGTGCGGCCGCTATTGCCATGGGTACATTTAAAGCGGTTATGCTTGCAGGCCAAGCGGCCACCTGGCTATTTAACGCAGCGCTTTGGGCAAACCCATTAACATGGATTGTCATAGCAGCTGTTGCATTAATCGCCGCTGTCGCCGCACTTATCTATTATTTTGACGACATAACCGCCGCATTTAACGAGTGGGCGCAAAGTTCAACCGTGTTTAAATACCTTAAAGTTGCGTTCGACCTGCTAACGTTACCACTGCAATTAGTGTGGCGGTTAATAAAAACAATAGCCGCAGGCATAGTCGACTTTTTTGCACCCGCATTTTCAGCAATTGGCAGTGTGGTTATGGGCATGGTTAACGCCATAGGATCAGCGTTTTCATATGTGGGTAATTTACTGTCCAGCTTTGGCGGCGCAATCACCGGATTTTTCTCAGGCATGGGGAGTTCTGTATCAGGGTTTTTCACCGGCATTTGGCAAAGCGCAGTCGACATAATTGAATCGCTAATAAATTATTTAACCGAAACGTTCGGCTTTTTGGGCGACTTTTTCGGCGGCATAGCCAGCGGCATCAGTGGAATATTTGACGGCGTAAGTAGCTTTATTTCAGCCATTGCCGACAACGGCGTATTAAACTCGGTTATCTCGTTTTTCTCAGACGACGAGCCAGCAAAAGTATCAAACAAAGTTGAGCAGGTAACCCAAGCAGTTCAGCCGCAAACAATGGTTATGCAAAGTGCCGACCAGGCTTACAGCCGCGACTACGGCCAAAGCGTTATCAGCAAAGCAAACGCACCTGCACCGCAAGCAAGCTCGCAATACATAGCGCCAAATAGTCCTATAAATTATGCAGCGCCTAGAGTAACAGCAATTGTTGAAACCGAAGAGCCGCGCACGCAGGCATTAGCAGGCCCAGCAGCAAACGACCCTGTTTATTCAGCGCAACCAAAAGTAATGGCCGAGCGTGAAGCCGCAAACGATGCATTTAAATTTACTAGCCAGCGCTTACCTGCAGTGCCAACCGACACCACCGCACCGTTAAATTTACAGGCGCAAGCCGGCAGCCAGGCATTAATAAATAATGCATTCCCAAGCGAGCAAAACAACGCAGTAAATAACAGCGCAGTAACTAACAGTGCAGTGATCGGCAATACTGCAAGCAGCGCAGTAACTAGCAGCGCAGTGAGCGCCACGCAAAACAATGCGGCAACGGCAATCAACAACGCAACTAACGCTACGCAAAACAGCTTAGCGCCAGCGGCCATAGCTGCCCAACCAAAAGTAATGACCGAGCGTGAAGCCGCAAACGATGCATTTAAATTTACTAGCCAGCGCTTGCCTGCAGTGCCAACCGACAGCACCGCACAGTTAAATTTACAGGCGCAAGCTCGCAGCCAGGCATTAATAAACAATGCATTCCCAAGCGAGCAAAACAAAGCAGTTACGGTTGCAAATAACAATATTACTAACTCGGCAAATTCGCCTGTTTATAGCCCTAAGCAAGCACAGCTAGTAAGCGTTAACCAAGGTGCAGCACCAGAGCCAGCATTGCCCAGCGTAAAAACAGATCAGGTAATTACTAACACAGCCAGCAACAGCGCCGAAAAATCACAGCAAATTAGCGCAGAACAACAGGCCACTGCATATAAGCCTAAGCTGCAAAAGTCGGCTTACCTGCAAAGCCTAACTAACAACAGCAACAGTACAAACAACAACAGCAATAGCAGCGACAGCAGCAAGCATATAAGCATTGAGAACGTGAACTTTAAATCTGACGACTTAGCGCAAAGCTTTGAACAAATGATGGAGTTAGCCGGCTAATGGAATTTGATATAGCGCTGCATATAGATTTAGAAATACAAGATAACGACTTTGTACTAAACGACTCGTTAAGCCCAAGCACATTAAAAAAGGCTGATGTTATCGCGCAGGATATTAAGCACCGAATTTTAGAAAGCGGCCTATTAACTAAGCTGGTTGGCCTGCGTAATAAAAACGGTATAGCACCCATTTTAACTGAGCTTGAATTACTCACAGAGCAAGACAATCGCATTAAGCCAGGCACTATAAAAGTGTATCGCAATGACGACGGTACATTAAGCATCACCGCGCAAACGCGCCAATACGGAGGCCTACAAAGTGGACTTTAAAACCCTAATGCAAAACGCTGGCTTGCCAATGGACGAGCAAACGGCACAAGCGCAGTGGCAAACACAACTAAAAGAACAAAACATACAAGTTGCCAACAACTCACCGTTTGGCCCGTTCTGGCGAACCGTTGAAGCGTTGATCACAAAGCCCGTTGTACGACTCTTTAATTGGATAGCCCAGCAATTAATGCCCGACTTATTTATTATGACCGCCAGCCGCACTGCATTGATTGAACGCCACGGCCCCGCGCGTAATGTATTTATTCAAGCAGGCGTAAAAGCACAAGGCATACTCACGTTCACCCGTATCAATATTGAAGGTGAAAGCGCTATTGTTGCTGGTACGCAGGTCATTACTGATGTACTCGGCGATAAAACGTACACGCTCACATTGTTGCAAGATGTTTATTTCAGCGACGGCCAAAGCACTGCATATGCACTGGCCGAGGCGCAAAACACCGGTGCCGCATTTAACTTACCCGCCCATGCTTACCGCTACTTTACAGAACAGCAAGGCGGGATCACCGTAACCAACAATGAGGATTGGTTAATTAAGGCAGGTTCCGATGATGAAAGCACCGAGCATTACCGCCTGCGTATTCGCAATGTATTCGGTACCGCTGCGCGCTGGCATATTAACGCCGTGTACAAACAAATTATTGCCAGCTTTGCCGTACCAATCGACAACATAGAAATAGAAACAAACGCCCCCCGCGGTCCAGGTACTGCCAATGCCTATATTTATTTAGACGTAGGTACCGTGCCAACTGCGCTATTGAGCGCGATTAACCAGCACATTCGCACCGCAGGCCATCATGGTTTAGGTGACGACGTTATGGTTTACGTCATGGCAACCACGGGCTTTGATATTACCGCAACGTATAAATTGCACCCACAAAGCAGCAGTATTCAGAGCGATTTAACCACGTTTATACAAGCCGCTTTTCGTCAAAATGCAGCGTATGCACCTACACGCGTAGCGCATCAAACAGTATTCAGCATTAGCCAATTAATAGCAGAATGCCACGAGCAATTTAGCGAGCTTAAATCAATTAAATTTGATATTGACGACATAACCGCCGCGAACTGGCTGCCGGTACTTACATCATTAACCGTTAATGAGGTGGCAAATGGCCAATGAAATCGCCACTTGGTTAAATAAAGGCTACGCCGAAAAACTGGTAAAAGCAGCAACTGGCTATTGGGATCAATCACGCGACTACGTTATGTGGGCTGTTAACCAAAAAGATGAATCTAAAAACGAAGAGCCAGTTTTAGGTTTTTTGGCGTGGGAGCGCCTAACTACTCGTTTAGATGACGAGCCGATAGAGCTCTATCGTAAGCGCGTGCAGCATGCACTGGTAAATACCATTGATGCCGGCGAAATTGCCTCAGTTAAAAGTATTTTTGACCGCTTAGGGCTGGAGGTGCTTAACGTGCGCGAAAGGCTCGACGGACGTGACTGGGACATTATTGCTATTGACATGACCGATTCAACACTCGCAGGCAATACTGATTTACTACCAGAGCTCATACAGCTTTATGGCCGCACTTGTCGCCGTTATGAATTAACCGTGCATAACAAAGCGGATGTATCGCTAAGCGTGGGGTTAACGCACGTGCAATGGGATAGCTGCCACATTGATCACTCACTGCATTTGGCCGCACAAAATAAAGCCGCGCAGCAATACAGCCATGGTTTTACTAACCTGCAAAACGAAAGTAGTCACGCGCCGCTGCATGCAATTACGCACAACGTAAAACACACACTGCCCACTGAGTTGTTATATCAATTTTTAGGGTTTGATAACGTAGTGAGCAACACCGCACATCAAGCAATAACCACCGATGTACAGCATGTTATTGCGGCGCATCACCGCTATGGATTTTTAAGTAAAGAGGGCGGTATAAGCATCGCCAAGGAGACACTATGAGCGAAGCCATCACCGGCATTATGACCAACGCCGGAAGAGGTTACATAACCACCCGAGCACTTGAAAACAAAGGGCTTGATGTAAAAGAGTTGGTGTTTGCAAAAATACCAAACCTGAATGAGCAGGAAGAGCGCAATCCAAACGAGCCAATGCCTAGCGATTTGCAAATCGTACACCGCCGAAATATTGATGTGTCTGGCTATGTTGACGAAAACACCGTTGCATGGGCCGTGGTGCTAGAGCAAGAAATCGGCGACTTTGACTACAACTGGATAGGCCTAGTAACGCAAAACGGCACTTTATTAGCCGTTGACTACCTGCCGCTTCAGCGCAAACGCCAAGGTGTAAATAACGTACACAACCGATCGTTTGTTCTTAAGTTTGCAGCAGCGGCGGCGCTGGCTCGAATCACAATCCCTGCGCAATCATGGATGTTTGATTACAGTCCGCAAATAGATGCGCTAAACGCACTATCACTAACCACAGCAACCGCGCAGGTAAACAACATGTACCGCACGTTGCGTAACTATTTCTTAATGTCAGAATTTACAGTATTTACTAAGGAACTATGATGAGCATTGAACAAATCAACGAAATCGTAACTGCGGCAGACCGTGTGGTTACAGCGGTAGAAAATAAAGCAGCCGAGATAGACTCAAAAACAGCCGCGCTAGACAGCGACTACAACAGTAAAAAAGCAGCCCTTGATCAGCAAGTTGCCGAAAACTCGGCGCAACTGGCAATCGTTGCATCAGACGGCTACCGAAAAGCAATCGAAGATGCATCAGGTGGCCGTAATACGGTAGTAATTGACGAGCAAGGCAATCCAAATGTCATGGTGCGCATCCCGCGGTTTAACTACGAAGACATCAACCAAGCAATTCTAGACCGTTTGGGAGTTGACTTAATGCTTGGCACGGGTACTCCAACTATGTTCCAGCGCAATGGCGAGCAAATGGGTGAGGTGCTCATTGCAAAATATCTAGCATCATCAGGCTCTAATGGCGGCTGCAGTGTAATTGGTGGTGTACAGCCGCGTACATCGGTTAACTATGATGTAGCAAAAGCACTGTGTAGCAATAAAGGCGAAGGTTGGCATATGATGAGCATCCATGAGTGGGCGGCAATCGCACTTTGGTCATTAGCCAACGATACAGAACCACGAGGCAATACAAACTATGGTCAAAGTCATGATAATAAAATCGAAACAGCACATCGCAAAGACAGTGGTATGCCTGGTGACATTAGCAATGGTTCAATAACTGACACAGGCAGTGGACCAAATACATGGTCACATGATCATACAAAGTGGGGGGTACAGGATTTAGTGGGTAATGTATGGGAATGGCTAGATCAAATGAAGTTCAAAGACGGGCAGTTTATTTCTACTCTAGATAATAATCCAGATATTGTAGAAGAAAATTGGATTAAACATTTAGCGTTCTTAGATTCGCCAGTAGAAATTAATGAAGGGGTAGGAAATGCAGGCTCACCAGTTCTGAGTAACACAATTACTAACCGTAACGGCCCAGTTGGAAATGATGAATATGACCATCCATACCTAAGCAATCAACACTTTGCTGCAATTGAACAGTCGCCGAGCTATAGCAAAATAGAATTATTACGCAGATTACTCATCGAGTCAGAGTCAGTTATTACGGTTAAAGGCTATATGTACGGTCGAAATTATGGCACTCGATTCCCTAGACGAGGAGGGCATTGGATATCTAATGCAGGAAGTGGTTTAGGAGCGCTGGATTTGCGGGACACACGACAAGCATCAAATAGTGGCATTGGTTTTCGGCCCGCTTTCTTTGCGCAATAAAATAACTCGTATTGAATTATGAATCCAATCTATCGCCAGAGTTAACTAATAATTTAAAAGGTAAGAATATGTTTAAATACACCTATAAAGGCGTAAGCCACAGCAACATAAACGCCGAGTACATGAAAAACTTAGGTATGGACCAAGAACAAATCGACTCAGTATTAAATCTACAGCAATTTGAGCTGAGCCAAAATGTTGTAAAACGTCAGGCTGCATACAAAGCCGAGTCAGACCCATTATACATGGAAGCGCAGTTCGACGGCACGCCAGAGTCGCTAAAGGTATGGCAAGACAAAGTAGCCGAAATCAAAGCGCGCTACCCACTGCCTGAAAATGCATAACCTAGCGCTTTGTTATTATCAAACTGCCGTCCCTTGCTCAATGCAAGTGGGCGCGCAGTTGCTTGCGTCTGCCATTAAAGACGACTCGCGCACAGATAAGCCAGCAAGCTATGGCGGTTTATTGTTATCGGTGAGTGCAACCGATCCCGCAACACTGGCCAGTAAGTTGGAATCAATAAACAACTATTGCCCAATCCCTGAGTTTATCGCCTGCGACCAGTATGCCAATAGTCAAAGCACCTTAGAGCAAACCAAGCTAGATACCTATGACGGCCAAAGCATAGAGTGGCAAATAAACACCCTGCAAAATTTATTGCCTCTACGCGAGCAGCTAATAGCTGACGAACTCGCGGTGGTCGATGATAGCGGCAAGCAATTAATCACCACCATTGACGATGCACTAACCCAAACAGCGGAGCTAAAAACAGCCCGCGACGAGCGGCTAAATCAAGCGCAATTCACTGCTCAAAGTAGCGGGGTAGATGTGCAATTAATTACAGCTGGCACAGCAAAGCAGCTAGCCGACTCAGTGGCTAACAAAGGCAATGAGCATAACTATTGGGCAATGTGTTTGTTTGTTGGCGAACCAAGCGAGCTTAATAATATTAAAGAGGTGTTATGAGCATATCGTTAGATGGCTGGAATATCCCCGGGTATGAAACGCGGGTCAATGCTGGTATTAAATTAGCCGGTGGCGATATGTCAGGCATGGGAAGTTTTGCGCTCATTAGCGATCAAGGTGTTAAGCCTGGCATATTAACTGTGAGCACTAAAATACCGCTTAATGAAGAGGGGGCTTTAGCATTGCTTATTAGCAAAGCGAAAGCACTTGATGAAAACGGCGCCCGTATTATTTACACAATTAATAATGCATTGGCAGAGGCTTATAAAATACGTAAAGCTAAATTTGATGGCGAGGTAAAGGCTGTAGAACTTGAAGAAAAGCGCGCATGGCAAATCACCTTTAAACTTATTGAAGTGCAGTCCGTATCAGAGCGTGAGCAACAACAGCTAGATGGTACAGCAAACCAAAATGCACAGTCGCAAGCGGTCACTTCAAATAACGATGTACAAAGTAAATTTGCAGCGGTGGAGGGGCCATGAGTACTCGCCTATCTGATACGCTAACCATTGGGGGTAAACCAGTAACGAGCGTCGTTACTAAAAGTGTACAACTTGATATAGCCAGCACTGGTCGCGCAAAGTTTGAAATAGTGACAGAGCAAGTGCCAAGCGGATTAGTCGAGCTGCATTTAGGTTACACACTAGATAATATGGTCCCGTATTTTCTCGGCGTTATCGAATCAAAACACCAAGCAAACGGCCGTTGGTATTTAACTTGTCGTGAATTACTCGGCGCATTAAGTTTCACTGCCCCCCTTGCAGTTCGCCATGCAACAATCAAAGCGGTGCTTGATGAATTGGCAAAGCTCGGTGTTGAATTTGTGACACCTGAAAACGCCGGCTATTTAAATAAAACGATACCCGCGTTTTATCATAGCGGCACAGGTATTGAAGCGCTAAAGCAAATAGGCAAAGCATGGGGCATTAGTGATTTTATATTTCAACAACGCCCCGATGGCAAAATATTTGTCGGTAGTTGGCACGACTCCCGCTGGCCGCTTGCAGCAATAAACGATTTTCCAGAGCATACAATAACAGCCCAAAGCTCAACTACCGGTGAGTTGATCGCCATTCCAAAATTAAGACCAGGCATAAAGCTAAACGGGCGTCATATTACCGAAGTAACCTTAATTAATAACAGGATGCACATACGATGGTCAAACAAGCCATTAAACGCCTAATACAGCGCTACTTTCCAGAGTTAAACGAGCGTAAACACCTGCCGCAACTTGCACGTATCGAAAAAATATACGACCTACCAAGTGGCGCCGCAGCAATCAGTACCGCATTTAGGCCACTAAAATCGGCCGACGTACAGCTATTGAACCCGCTCACAAATGAGCCATTACTCGTGCCTGTATTTGAGCAAGTAACACTTGGCACAGGGCAAGCATCCGATCACGGTTTGTTGAACGAACCTATGCCAGGCATGCAGTGTTTAATACAGTACATCGATGGCCTAAACAGCCATCCCGTCATCACCAGTTTATTACCTTGGCAAAGTTTAGTGCCCGAGCACAAACGCACCGATGTTACGCTACAGCAAAACAGCCGCAGCAAAATACAAGGCCGCGACGGCAACTGGCACACCACAACTGATGGCGATATAACCCAAACTAGCGACAGCAAAACTGTGACAGCGCGCAAAAGTGAACAAAACTATCACCAACGCACCTGCAGCATAGACAGCCACGACATTACAAAAATAGATGGAAATCAAATCACCGAAGTCATGGGCGCATTAAAAACCGTGGTCGGCGAAAAAGCCTTAATAATTGCACTAGAAGGGTTATTGTTAGGCAGTAAAAAGCAGGTAGATATTGAAGCAACCGAAAACATGAACCTAACCACACTAAAAACCCTCCACGCTAAAGCCACAGAACTAGCAAAGGTCGAAGGAAAAACAGTTTGGTTGGGTGACAGTTCAGTAAACGTGGCTAAAGTACTTCTTGATTTAATAAGCCTGGTTAAAGACATAAACCAAAGTTTAGAAACTCACGGCCATAAAGATCAGGGAGCAGGGCCTCCAATAACAAAGGGCGAATTTACAGGCCACAAATCAACAGCAAGTGATTTGAAAAGTATATTAAAGCCAATTGTGGCTAATTAATTTTTGGTGCTGAATTTAAATTTTTCTTTAACTGTTTCATCATAGAGTGATGTGTATCCAAACTCTAGAGTCAATTTGGATGTTATTTCGCTCTCAATCTCGTTTTTACTTTGTTGGCTTGTTCTGTCATCAAACTGTAATTCCAATATGATTATTGTTTCGCCTTTAGCTATATAACTATTTTGTTTTTGTGTAGAGGTAATTGGTGGTTTTTTGTATGCACAATACGTCTGAAATTTTTCATTAATTATTTTTTCGAAGTCTTCGTATTCGATGAGTTCATCATCATAAAAAAACTTAAATTCATCTACTTTTGCTGGACCTAAACCTTTATTGGTTATTGAAAATGTAAAGGCTTCTACATGTAGGTTAAGATTACTGCATATTGCAGGTCTTACCGATAGCTCATTATGCCGTTTATTTGACTTTGATTGCTGCCAAGTAAAGTAGATCGCAACTATCGCTATAAGTGTTGAAATTAAGGGTAAAGCGAACTTTAGAATTAGATCCATAATCGTGCAATCTCATATTAGAGCGGAGAATAAGAGTTGTGTATATATATGTGTATAAAATATTTTAAATGTTATTTTTAGTTGTTCAAAAACAGGTGCTTAATTTCGTTATCTCATAGTCGTGCCAATAGATTGTTGCTTGATTTTGCTCTTGATATGCCATGCTGAAAACCCTGAGTAGTTAACTTAAAAGCGCCTAAATACACGCCAAGTTACTAAAATAATGAATTATTTAGATTATGGCATATGGGCGAGGGAGTTTATAGGTTTGGGTGATAAATGATGTGTTAGTACACTTTTTTAATTTTGAGGGCAAGGACTTACCTAATGCTTAATTAAGTAGTTCCAAAGTGGGCTTTATTGCTGCGAATAAAATTAACTGTTACATTTGTAATCATATTATACGAAAGGACTCTGTAAAAATGAAACTCAATCAAGTTTTATCAATTGTTAACCAAGTCGAAAAATCTAAATTCATTTCGTGTCTCGACCGCCTTTGTTCTGATGCTGCTAAGAATAATAAAAAACTAGCTAAAACAATAGACAATATTGACGGTCAAATTAAAAACGCATCTGGTAGCGAAATTACCCAATTATTCCATACGGTCAGAGATTTTTTTAAATGCTCTGTAAAAGATCAAATATTAATGAGTACAGCACAATTCAACTTGCTAGTTAATATTTTGAGTCGTGATGGGAATGGAGTTGCTCGAATTAGCTGGATTGAATCGCTTTATGAGAAAGAGTGGGCTGAATTATCAAGGCTTTCTAAAGAGCTTAAAGAGTATATCCAACAAAATTCGGCTGAAAGCATTTTAGAAAGAAATCGCGCCTTGAAAATTTATCATTCGTGCATGAAAGAAGCATACTTTAATGATGAAAAGAACAATCGCGATGCTAAAGTAACTGACGATGAGCGCAGCATTCTGAATGTGCTTGCAGATGAGTTGAATTTAACAACAGATGAATGCGCTGCTGTAGAGCATTTAGTCGATGTTATTCCTAAAAATGGAGTGTTGGATGCTTTAAATAGCCTGAGGGATATGGGGTTATTGTTTATAAGTAAAAAGCGCCAAGAAGTGTTCATTCCAGATGAAATAGTA